AGTATGTTGTAAACAATGCCCGCCAGCGATATTGCCCACAATGCGCCGCTGAAGCGTACAGAAAGGCGGATAGGGAGCAGTCGAAAGCATGGAACACCGCAAACACAACCCCGGAGAGCCGGAAAGCAGAAAGGAAAGCTGCTGGCGCCGCTATCCCATGCGCTGCCTGCGGGAAGCTGTTTGTTCCAACGACCCGCGCTATCACCTGCAGCCCGGAGTGCGGAAAAGCCTATCAAAAGTGCTCTCACGCTGAGTGGGAAGCCAAGAACCGGGAAAAACGGAACGTCTATCAGATGAACCGGGTTAAGAAGAAAGAGGAAGCCATGTCTCCGGAAGAATACAAAGCCTACCGGGACAGGATCAACGCCAGAGCCAGAGAAAATCGCCGAAAAAGGAAGGAAATGCTATGAAAATTCAGCTATATGTGACACCCTCATTGGACGGCGCAAACTCCATTATCCGGTACAAGGATGGAGTTTACGACAGAATCCCAACAGGGGCAGAGGATTGCCAGGACGTGAAGGGGTTCCCCGTTGACCAGAATTGGGCGAGAACAATCAATAAGGAGCCGCTTCTAATCGAAGCGAACCGAAAATGGTATGGTATCAGCGAAGATGCTGAAATTTACAATGAGGGACAGAAATGACAAAAGAGAATATTATCGCTTCCGCACGGATTTTTGCCAAGCTGCAAACCGTTTTGAAGAAGGATAACGGAACAGACGTTATCAATGCCGCCCGAAACCCGATAAAGATGATGGTGATCTACAACAAAGAGGCGTTTGCAAGGCGCGTTTTGAACGAGGAAACACAGCGGTATCTATGTGAAGAGTATGACAAGTTCACGCTGGAAGAATTCGAGGCGGGGCTTGAAGAAAGCCTGAGCCTACCGGATCAGGGCGTGTGGCAGCTTGCCTATGACAGGGCGAAGCAGGAATTCCGGAAGTAAATAGGACTCCTGCAAGGGCAGGAGGAAGCCGATGGGCTACTTACACAGGAATGTGTGGGTAGCCCTTATTTTTGTATCAGGAGGGAATTTATGAAAATCGACGTTTTGGGAGCAGAATATACGCTTACAGTAATTCGGGGAAGCAAAGAGCCAAGGCTCAAGGATTGTGACGGTTTCTGTGACGAAACTACGAAAGAGATGCTGGTCGAAAATTACGAAGACAGCAAGGGGGAACCAAATTGCAAGCAAAACCTTCTGGCTCAGACAAACAAGGTGAAGCGGCATGAGATCATTCACGCATTTCTATTTGAAAGCGGCCTTGCTGAAAACTCTTACTGGGCACAAAACGAGGAAATGGTGGATTTCTTTGCAATCCAGTTTCCAAAACTGCTGAAAGCATTTGAACAAGCGGACGCTCTGTGAGGTGATAGTATGGATTATGAGAAATTGTCAACCTCCATTCTGGGGGCTATCGAGAACAGACCGGGCGATATCGGGGCATATGAAGACCTGTTTTCCCTGTGTCAGGCATGGGCTGAGACGGATTTCACGGCGGCGCATCGGGCGAATAAACAATTGAAGGATATGTGCGACCGAATGATGGATAAAGTTCCCATGTCTCAGGTGGAGGGCTTCTACAGCCTTTGGCGGCGGGGGCTATTGTTTGAGGCTCCATATGACTTTGACAGCTATCTTACCTATATGGAGCTGGACAGGCAGGCGAAAAAGCGGTTTTATCAGCCACGGAAGAAGCAGCTAAAGCCCGTGGTGGACGCGCTGCAAGCGCTGTGCGGGGATGACAAGCTGGATTTGCTGGCGGTTAGCTTGCCCCCCGGCGTAGGAAAGACCACGCTTGCAATCTTCCTGCTGACCTGGATTGCCGGCCGCGACCCAAACAACCCGAATCTGACGGGCAGCCACTCCAACTCCTTTGTGCGGGGCGTGTATGACGAATGTCTGCGGCTGTTTGACTCAAAGGGGGAATATCTATGGCATGATGTCTTCCCTGCCGTTCAGGTGTCCAGCACCAACGCAAAGGACTGCCGAATTGACCTTGATAAGCGGCAGCGATTTGAGACGCTGGAATTTACCTCCATAGGAACGGGCAATGCCGGTCTGTACCGGGCGGCGAACCTGCTGTATTGCGACGATCTGGTATCTGGTATTGAGGTCGCGCTATCCAAAGAGCGGCTGGACAAGCTGTGGGAGACTTACACCACCGACCTGCGGCAGCGTAAAATCGGTGACAAATGCAAAGAGCTTCATATTGCTACCCGGTGGAGCGTTCATGATGTGATTGGGCGGCTGGAACGGGAATATGAGAACAATCCCAGGGCGAAATTCATTCGGATTCCTGCCATGAACGAGGACGACGAAAGCAATTTTGATTATGAGTTTGGCGTGGGGTTCTCCACCAAGTTTTACCGGGAACAGCGGGATATCATGGATTCGGTCAGCTGGAAAGCGCTGTATCAAAATGAGCCTGTAGAAAGAATGGGGTTGCTCTACCAAGAAAATGAACTTCGCCGCTATTTTGACCTTCCAGACCAAGAGCCAGATGCAATCATTGCCGCTTGCGATACAAAGGACAGAGGAACGGATTATTGCGCCATGCCGATTGCGTACCAGTATGGTGACGATTACTATATTGAAGATTTTATATGCGATAATTCTAACCCGGAAATTGTGGAAGCAAGAATTGTGGCAAAACTGCTAAAGCACAGGGTTCAAGCTGCGCGTTTTGAAAGCAACTCCGCAGGAGGAAGAATTGCGGCAGATGTGCAAAAGCGTGTGAAAGAGGAAGGCGGAAGAACAAAAATCACGACAAAGTTCTCCACCACGAACAAAGAAACACGAATTATTATCGCCGCCGGATATGCCAAAGAGCATTTTCTTTTCAAGGACGAAAGCGCATACAAAGGCGATAAGGAGTATCGGCTTGCTATGAGTATGCTTTGCGGATACACAATGGCCGGAAAGAACAAAAACGATGACCTGGTTGACAGTATCGCAATGCTGGTTGACTATTCAGAATCTTTCAGGCTGGCAAAGGTTGAAGTTATGAAAAGGCCGTTCTAAAATAATGCTTGACTTTTTGTCACGCATATATTATACTTAATGCGTGACAGGAAGTGAGGTGAGCAGGTGTCACCAAGAACCGGAAGGCCAAAAGCCGAAAATCCAAAAGATGTCCGATTTAGCGTAAGATTGGATGCCGAAACGGACAGAAGATTGCAGGAATATTGCCTCAAAAACGGAATTACAAAGGGAGAAGCAATCAGAAACGGAATCCGGCTGTTATTGGCAAAGAAAAAATAGAGTGTTGGCGGCCTCGCAAACCTAACCAACACTCTATCCACAACACCAACCCGAAGGATGGTAAATCCATTCTACCATTCCTCTGGGCTGAAATCAAGGAGGAAATTTATGAACAACGAAATCAAGGTATTTAGCAACGAGGAATTTGGTTCTATTCGCAGAGTTGAGATTGATGGCGAATATTGGCTGTCCGGAAAGGATGTTGCACAGGCCCTTGGATATGCGAAACCGGAGAATGCGCTTTCCGCCCATGTGGATGATGAAGATAAAACCACCACCCTGGTTCAGGGTACTGGTTCTAACTACAAGTCAAAAGCAACCGTCATCAACGAAAGCGGCCTTTATTCCCTTGTGCTTTCCAGCAAACTCCCCTCTGCCAAGAAGTTCAAGCGTTGGGTCACAAGTGAGGTTCTTCCCTCCGTCCGCAAGCACGGAGCCTACATGACCCCGGAGACGTTGGAAGCTGCGATTCTGAACCCGGATTACCTGCTGAAAGTGGCAACCGCTCTGAAAGAGGAAACGGACAAGCGGAAAGCCCTGGAATCAAAAGTCCAGGCCGATGCACCCAAAGTTCTGTTCGCTGACAGCGTGGCCGCTTCCAGTAGCACGGTTCTTGTGGGTGAGTTGGCAAAGATCATGCGGCAGAATGGTGTGGACATGGGCGAAAGACGGCTGTTCCGGTGGATGCGGGACAATGGGTACTTAATCAAGCGCAACGGCACGGATTACAACATGCCCACGCAGTCCAGCATGGAGCAGGGGCTCTTCCGTATCAAGGAAACGGTCATCAATCACAGTGACGGACATACCTCTGTGAGCAAGACACCGAAAGTTACCGGCAAAGGACAGACGTTCTTCCTGAATAAGTTTCTGGGGGAGGGCAAGACCGTATGACAACCGCAAAAATGAACGAAATCTGGATGAATGCTCACATGGCTCTTGCAACAACGGAAATGCTGTTGGATATGCTTGACATGGAGGCTGACCCCGAAACTGGGGAACTTGCCCTTGGTAAGGCGCGGGTTGGGATGTACTGCGACGTTCTGGCTGCTGTTTGCAGCCAGATTAAAGGGATCGCAGACACGATTAGCGGCAAATAACAAGTAAATATTGGATGTGAGCGCGTTGGGTGTAGGTAACTTCACCCGATGCGCTTTGTGTTTTTATTCTCCGATGGTTTACGAACGAGAATTAAGTAGACAACCATCCGCCACTGTGGTATAATGGTAAATGAGAAAATAGATTTCCGGAAAAGGGGGTGCGTAATACGGAGAGCAGACGGTTATTCGGGCGTCGGGTGATTTACACCGAAGTTACGGATATAAACGAGGGGAATATCATCAACGTGCTGCAAAAGGCACTGCTCACGCACCAGCAAAATCAGGCAGAGATTGATTACCTGTACTGGTATTACAAGGGAGAGCAGCCAATCCTTAACCGTGTAAAGGAAGTCCGCCCGGAAATCAACAACATGGTCGTGGAGAACCGGGCGAATGAGATCGTATCTTTCAAATCAGCCTATCAAGTCGGCGAACCAATCCAGTACGTAAGCCGTGGTGGGGACGAAGACATTTCCTCCGAAGTGCTGAAACTGAATGACTATATGCTGTCCGAGGACAAGCCGGAAAAGGATAAGGAACTTGCCGATTGGTTCTTCACTTGCGGTACCTCTTATCGAATGACTTTGCCGGACGTTATGGCGGATGTCGAGGAAGACGAGGCTCCTTTTGAGATATTCACCCTTGACCCAAGATACGCATTCGTGGTGTACTCTGTGGGGCTTGGCCATAAACCCATGATGGGTGTACGGTATGTTCTAAAAGAGGACGGAACGCTCGTTTTCTCCTGCTGGACAGAAACCAGGTATTTCGAGGTCTGGAACACATGGGCTGTTATTCGCGCAGAAGACCAGATTTTGGGAATCCCGATTGTGGAGTACCCGGCGAACATGGCTCGTTTAGGAGCATTTGAAATCGTGATTCCGTTGCTTGACGCAATCAACATGACGGAGAGCAACCGAATTGACGGCGTAGAGCAGTTCGTTCAAGCACTGATGCTGTTCCATAATGTTGACATCAGCAGTGAGGACTACAAGAAACTGCGGGACGAGGGCGCAATCAAGTTCAGGGATATTGACGCCACACTGAAAGCGGAGATTCAATATCTGACCTCCGAAATGAACCAGACACAGACGCAGACCCTTGTGGACAGCATGTATGAAACGGTGCTGACCATCTGTGGAATGCCCAACCGGAACGGAGGGACTTCTACCTCTGACACCGGATCAGCGGTCATCATGCGGGACGGCTGGTCGGCAGCGGAAGCCAGAGCCAAGGACACGGAGCTGATTTTCAAGAAGTCCGAAAAGGAATTTTTGAAGCTGGTGCTGCGTATCTGCCGGGACATGGGGCATCTGAGCCTGAAACTCTCGGCACTGGAAATCCGGTTCACGCGGCGGAATTATGAGAATATCGCGCAGAAATCAACGGTTCTGACCCAGATGCTTGCTTGCGAGAAGATCGCCCCTGAACTGGCATTTACACATTGCGGGTTATTTTCCGACCCGCAGCTTGCTTACCGCATGAGCATGGATTACATGGCCGAGCAGGAGAAAAAAGCGGCGAAGCTTGCCGCGCATAACGGAGGGAACGACGATGGAAGCGGAAACCAGACCGGCGGTCAGAGTGACGGCGAAGGAAATTCGGGCGATTGAGGAAATCATCCACCGCCGGAATCAGGCGGAAATCAAAGTCGAACAAGGCCAGATCGTGGTCATTGAGATTAGGCGCAAGAAGGTTAACTGACTGTTTGGCAAAGAGCGCCGCACCTTTCGCGGAAGAGCCACACCAAATGGTATAATTTGTGACTGCTCTAGGGAGCAGCGAACAGCCGAAGGGCTTCTGATACCAGAAATGGTATTGGAAGCCCTTCTTTTTTACACTGCGGCATCGATAAGCGGTAAGGCAAACAGAAACTTAAAATTAGGCGCGGCAGACAGCGAATGGGGTTCACCTCTCCCCCCACAGAAGGCCGTTCAAATCGGCCTCGCGCCATATATATCGCCGATGGCCTCCCATCGGCGATGAAACCCGGAAACGGGAAAAGCGGTTCCCAGGCACCGTAAGCCGGGGATATGTGGGTTGTTAGCTCAGCTGGTAGAGCAACGGACTGTTAATCCGCAGGTCACAGGATCGAAGCCTGTACAGCCCTCCATAACAGCAGCAGGGAAGCTGCTCTATCAAAAACGCAGACGGGAGACAACCCGTAAAAACAGAGATCACGGCGGAGGGAACCGCCTCACCAAACGCAGGAGGAATAATTATGGCAAAAATCGACACAAATCTCATTGAAGGTTATGCGGACATGACCCCGGAACAGAAGCTTGCCGCTTTGGAGGGCTTTGAGTACGAGGACAACACCGCGGAACTGGAAAGGCAGAAAAACGCGCTGTCCAAGGCCAATTCCGAGGCTGCGGAATGGAAGCGTAAGCACAACGCGCTTCTGACTGATGAGCAGAGGAAGCAACAGGAGCAGGCCGAAAAGTGGGAGAACATGGAAAAGGAGCTGGCCGGTCTGCGGAAGGAAAAAACCGTTGCCGGTTACAAAGCAAAGCTGGTTGCCCAAGGTTATGATGAAGCCCTTGCGGACGCTACTGCGGCGGCTATGGAATCCGGCGATATGGCTACGGTTTTTGCCAACAACCAGACGTTTTTGGAAAAATACGCCCAAAAAGTCATTGCGGACAAGCTGAAAAGAACGCCCAGAGGCGCGGATGGGAACCCCGGCGGCGCAATGACCAAGTCGGATTTCCTGAAACTCGACACCAAATCCCAGATGGAGTTTATCAAGAACAATCCTGACTGGAAAACAATTTTGAAGTGATTATGGAGGTAAAACATTATGGCTACTTATCTTGGCTTTCCGTTTGACCCCGAGCTGTTTAACTACAACTGGGCAAATGCGAAAGACCCCACCCTGACCGCGATGTTTGAGAGCGGTGCTGTCGCCCCGAACGCAGAGCTGGCGGGCTTGATTTCCAACGGCTCTGACTTTTATACGCTGCCGTTCTACAAAGTCATTGGCGGCACTCCTGAGAACTACGATGGCGCAACCGACATCACCCTGACCGCCCCCGAAGGCAGCGCTCAGAATGGTATCGTGTTTGGCCGCGCCCACGGCTGGAAGGAGAAGGACTTCATCGTTGATTACAACAGCGGTGCCGACCCCATGCAGCAGATCGTGTCTCAGGTTTCCAAGTACTGGCAGAAGCAGCGCCAGTCCATCATGCTGAAAATCCTGAATGCTGTGTTCGGTGTGACCGGCAGCGGTGAGTTTGCCGGTTGGGCGAACCACATCACTGACCTGTCTTCCGCGTCCACCACCGTTG